GGCCCAGAGAGCCAACGGCGCGTGATAGCGAGCTAGACACAAACAGGGATGCTCAGCAACGTGCAGCACTACAGCAACGTTCTGGCTTAGCCTCAACACTTGTCAGCGATCAAGATAACTTAGGCGCAACGCCGTCAGTGAGGCCAACGCTTGGATAAGATTGCACACGCACAAACAACGGTTTGCATTGTTAATGCGGAAGGCAAATCGCATTGGGTGTCTTCACTTGAAGTATCGGCGGGCGTTGTTCCGGAACTTGGTCGCGGCGCGATTTATGAAATCGTCGGACTTTCATTCGAAGACGGTGACGGCGAGTTGAACGAAACTCAAGTCATACTAACGAATGAAGATGCAAAGAAGCTAGCACGTCTCATACTAGCAATGGCGGGTGAATTTGGATAACGCGGCGGCTGACAAAGCCATCATGGATCTTAAACATCAGTTTGATGATGTGAGAGGCGAACGGCGCACGAATTGGGAGCAGCATTGGCAAGAGATTGCGGAGTATGTGCAGCCTCGAAAGGTAGACTTTGTCGGATATCGTACCGAGGGTGAAAAGCGCATGCAGCGAGTTTATGACTCGACTGCTATTCACTCAAACCAACTGCTTGCAGCTGCACTGCATGGCCTGGCAACAAACCCGGCTGCAAAGTGGTTCTCGCTCCGCATGACAGACGATGCGTACAACGAAGATGATGAGATCAAGTCGTATCTATCGAACGTTGAAGACATCATGTGGGCCAAGCTGTACGCACCAGGCACAAACTTTGCTACATCCCTGCATGAAACCTATCTCGACTTAGCGTCATTCGGTACGGCGGTTATGTTCGTTGGTGAGACGCGTCAAGGCCAGATCCTTACCGATGCCAGGCCACTAGCCGAATGCTTTATCGCTCACAATGAGGAACGCGTTGTCGATAAGCTATTCAGGCGGACTGAATACAGCGTCGGGCAACTGATGATGCTCGCCAAGCATCGTGGTTGGGAACTGTCCTATAGAATCCAGGACAAGATCAATAATAAGAAGTTCGAAGATAAGGTTTGGGTGATCCATGCGGTATATCCGCGTGAATTCAGAGATCCCAACGTCAAAGCGCCGTCTCAGATGCCTTATGGCTCTTGTTATTTTGAAGAAGACGGACTGCACAAGCTCAGTGAGTCAGGCTTTCCAGAATTCCCTTATCTCGTGCCTAGATGGTCGCTCTATGCCGGCGAGACGTATGGACGATCGCCAGCCATGGAAGCATTGCCAGATATCAAGATGCTGAATTCCATGATGCTGGCCATGATCAAGGCACTACAAAAGGCAATTGATCCGCCGTTGTGGTTGCCAGATGAGGGATATCAGGGGCCGGTTCGGACTATCCCAGGTGGAATTAACTACTATCGCGGTGATCGGCAGATCCAGCAACATCCAGTCAGCTTGCAAGGCATCCAGTTTGTGAATGAAGCCATGGAAGGCATACGAGATCGTATCCGACAGAGCTTCTATGTTGATGTGGTTCAAACATACCAATCTTCCCGCGAACAGACCGCCTATGAAGTGGAGCAACGCCAGCAAGAGCGTATGCGCCTCATGGGGCCGCTTGTTGGACGTCTCGAGGGTGAACTACTCGGACGCTTGATTGATCGCGTGTACGGCATGCTCAACCGCAAGCAAGAGCTACCAGAACCGCCAGAGAATGCCGGCGATCAGCAATTCACGGTGGAGTACGTGTCACCGCTGGCCAACGTCCAAAAGCAAAGCTCAATGCGCGGTATCAATCAGGTTCTGGGCATGTTCGCTCAGATGAACGAGCCTGGATTAGCGACCATCGATAAAAATACGGATCTCGATAAGCTCTATCGGAAACTTTGGTTCGAAGTCTGGAATAATGATCCGGATGTGTTGAGGCCAGATGATGAGCTAGAAGAGCGTCAGCAGCAAGAGGCGCAAATGCGCCAGATGCAAGCCATGAAACCAGGTGTTGAGATGGCAGCACAAGGGGCGGATGCCATGGCCACGATGGCGAATGCAGCTCAATCAGGTGGCGTTGATCTACAGGCATTAATGGATGCTGCGCCACAGGCGGCAGCTGATCCCAATGTGCAAGGTCAAGTCGGGGCGATTGCCGAGCAAATGAACATTGATCCCGCTCAGATTCAGGAGCTTGTTGGAGGTATGGCCGGTGCCAACGCTGCATGACAAGGTGATGTCTGAGAAATATCAGGGCATCTACAACGATCCGGACGGCCAAGCGGTGTTCGCCGATGTCTTCGCACAAGCCAATCTCTACAGCCCGATTGCGACAGTCGATCCAATTGAGGCAGCAAGAGAAGAAGGCAAGCGGCAACTGGCTTTGCATATCGTTCATATGTTGAGCTTGCAACCAACCGACTTTGTGCAATCTGCGCAGAGTGATTTCAACATCTTAGATAATCTCATGAGGCTAAATGATGAGCGACGTTGATGCAGGCGGCGGAACACTACTCACTGAAGGATTCGCAGAGGAAGCCGTGCAGGCCGGTTTGGCTGAGACTGGCGGCGTTCCGGGTATGGAGCAGCCGGCACCGCAGTACAGCGGCGATGATTGGCGCGCGAGCCTTCCAATTGAACTTCAAGGTCAAGCGGCTTTGGAGAAATTTTCGACCACAGAAGCGCTAGCCAGCTCATACGTTAACCTTGAACGGCAGATGGGCGACAACATCCCCGCACCGAAGACTGATGAGGATTGGGATGCGGTTTATACAAAGCTCGGACGTCCCGAAGAATCAACAGCATACGAATTCGAACAAATTGAAATGCCCCAGGGCATGGAACACGATACAGCCGGTGAGGACTATTTTAGAACAACAGTACACCAGGCAGGTTTGAACGATCGCCAAGCCAAGGCGCTGCACAAAAGCTATTATCAATTGATGGTGCAACGGCATGCAGACTCGGTCAAAGCGCAAGAGCATGCACGGCAAGAGGCCGAGCGCTCGTTGAGACTAGAGCAGGGGCCGGCCTATGATCAGTTCGTAGGACAGGCAAAATCAGCCTTGCGCCAGTATGCAACACCAGAATTCTTGAAGCGGTTGGATGAAACCGGGCTCGGTAATGATCCCAACATGCTTAAAGTTTTTGGACGGATCGGCAAGGATATGGGCGGTGAAACATCGCTCGTGGGTGGCCACGCGCAACAAGCAACGCCAGCCGATCTTGAAAATCAGATTTCATCATTCCGTGAAGAATATGGCGCGGCTCTATATGACAGCAGTCATCCGGAGCATGATCGACGCGTTAAAGAACTCACAGTGATGAATAATCAGCTGTACGGCAACGCACCCGTGATCAGGTAAGCCAGTACAGCACATCGCGCCGCCTGTAGGTCCGGGTAACGGGAAACCGTCCGGTTGAGAGCCTCACACAAGCGCCCGTTAGCGTAACTGGTCCGGTTCTCCGGGTAACCAGCATTCACCCTTGACAACAACCGTTTAGGAGCTTGGTAGCATGTCTACTCAGGTAACAACGGCGCACGTCGAACAGTATAGAGCCAATGTCTATCATCTGGTTCAACAAAAAGGCTCTCGACTGCGCTCCGCCGTCCGCAACGAAACACAGGTCGGCAAAAATTCTTTCTATGAACAAATCGGTGCAACTCAGGCGCAACGCAGGACATCACGTCATGCGGACACGCCTCGCATGGACACCCCACATGCACGCAGGCGCGTTTCGCTTGAAGATTGGGAATGGGCGGATCTGATCGACGAACAAGATCGCATCCGGATGCTCATTGATCCCGCTTCACCGTACGCAACTGCTGCCATGTATGCCATGGGCCGCTCAATGGATGACGTGATCATCGCTGCAGCGGACGGCACGGCATACACGGGTGAAAGTGGCTCAACGCAAACGAACTACGATTCGAGTATGACCGTGGGCGTCCAAACGGTTTGGCCAGGTGTTACCGCAGCTGATACAGGCTTGAACGTGGCGAAGGTGCTTCTCGCGAAACGCAAACTGCTTGAAAACAGTGTCGACCCGGACGAGGAAATGTTCATGGTCGTCAATGCGCGCCAGGCAGAAAGTTTGATGAAAGATGAGCGGGTTGCGAATGTTGACTACAACAGCATTAAGCCGCTTGTTGAAGGGAACATTGCTAAGTACGGCGGGTTCACAATTATTCCGACCGAG